GCCTGACGCGCGCGACGTAGACGCGATGCCGGCGTGCGACGCCTGGCGGGTGTGCAGCGATGGCCTCGGATAGCCCAGAATCATGCGCTTACATGGCATTCATCGTCTCACCGGCAGCGCCCGCACAGCTACCTCAAGGTCGACTAGGTATTTGCTGGCCGCGTGTAGCTCCAGGTATCTAAGTACGATTGCGGGCGGGCTGTCCCCCCACCTAGAAACGGTACACGGCGCCACCTCACAGATGCGCGCCACGTCGGCCTTGGTGAGCCCACAATGGGCTATCAGGCAGGAGAAACTTGGCGTTTTGTTCATAGTGCCACGCGGCCGGTATGTGCAATTTGCACATTATGCCCGTATCTGGGGCGAAAATGCCGATCACTGACCTGTCCAGGCAGCTTGTGGCAGGCTTCGACTGGACGGCACCGGACTACGAGGTCATCATTCGGCGCAGAATCAGGATGCTGAAGGCGTTGCGAGCGGAGCCAGGGGCCATCGGCGGGATGAAGTCCCACTTTCGTGACTACCCTTGCGACTTCGTCACCCTGTTCGGATCGACATTCGACCCGCGCTTGGTCGAGCGTGGCATCGACCCAGTCGTCCCGTTCCTGCTGTTCCCTCGGCAAGTCGAGTTCATCGACTGGATCATAGAGCGCTGGAAAGGGCAAGAGGATGGCGTGGCGGAGAAGAGCCGCGACATGGGCGTGAGTTGGTTGACTGTGGCTGCTGCCGTCTGGATTTTCCTCTACCACCCAGGAAGCGTGGTTGGGTTCGGCAGCCGCAAAGAGGAGTACGTGGACAAGCTTGGGGACCCTAAATCGCTATTCTGGAAAGTCCGGACATTCATCGACCTCTTGCCGCGCGAGTTCCGCCCTGCCGGATGGAACAGCAAGAAGCATGCGCCCTACATGGTCATAACCAACCCGGAGAATGGCGCAAAGATCGTCGGCGAGGCTGGCGACAACATCGGGCGTGGCGCACGTACCAGCGTTTACTTTCTGGATGAGGCCGCCTATATCGAGCGGCCAGAGGCCGTGGATGCCGCACTGAGCCAGACGAGCAACTGCAAACTGCATGTTTCGACGCCTAACGGAGCCGGGAATCCGTTCTACCGCAAGGCCAAGGGAGGCAAGTTGCCGCTGTTCGTCTTCGACTGGCGCGATGATCCGAGAAAAAGCCAAGCGTGGTACGATGCCCAGGTGGCTAAGGCGGACAACCCGACCATCGTGGCCCAGGAGATTGACCGTAACTACGAAGCGAGCGTGGTCAACTCCTTCATCGGCGGGGATTTGGTAAAGGAGGCAATGCTTCGTGGCCCGACCCAGGTGCAGGCAGTTGGTGGACTGCGCGTGGGAGTGGACCCGGCACGCTTCGGCGACGACAAGTTCGCGGTGACCATCCGTAGAGGCCGCTTAATCGTGTTCCAGGCAGAGGCGCAGAACCTCGACAGCTTTACCGGCGCGGCCTACGTGCGCGACTGCTTAGCCCCATATGGCGAGAAACCCGAGCAGATCGCGGTGGACGAGATCGGCATCGGCGCCGGAGTGGTGGACGTGCTCACCCGCATGGCCGAGTTCGCTGGCGTGGTAGTCGGAGTAAATGCCTCCCTGCGCATGGATGGAGCGGCTTCCGCGAATGGTGTTATGCCCATCCCATTGGTTGCCACCATCTATTACAACCTGCGCGCCCGGATGTATGGAGAGATGAGGGAATGGCTCAAGGGCGCGTCAGTCCCAAACGACGATGCGCTCCATGCCGAATTGACGTCAGTACGCTACGGCTACCGAGGCGGGTCGCTTTTGCTGGAATCGAAGGATGATATGCGGAGGCGCGGCGTGAAGTCGCCAAACAAGGCCGACAGCATCGCACTGACTTTTGCCATACCTGGCGCTCAGAACGACATGTTGGATCACCAGATTCTCACCGACACCGCGCTACAAGCCGGTCGGCGGCCTGCATCCAGATCGGGATATTGATGATGCTCTTACCTGGCTCACGAACTAGCGCGCGTCATCAAGAGGCTATGGAATGACAGAAGATAATAAGGAGTCGCGCTTCCGGGCAGAACGTGCCCGCTCAGACGAGGCCTACCTACGCGCCTGGAATGACCGGCTCCCGACCGCCGAGCAGCAATCCGCAAACCCGCTGCTAGGGCTTGGCACGCAACTTTTGGGCGAGTTCATTGAGGCGCAGCTATACCGAGATGAGACCGAGCAGCGCTGGCTCACGGATTTGCGCCAATACAAAGGCCAGTACGAGCCAGAAGAAGAGGCGATCATGACCGGAAGCAAGGCCTTCGCGCGCAAGACGAGAGTGAAGGTAGAGAGCGTAGATGCCCGCATGACCGACATGCTTTTCCCAGCCAATCGAGAGCGGAACTACTCGATTGACGCCACGCCAGAGCCCGTCATACCGGCCGCGAAGAAGCGTGAGATCATCCATGCACTCGGACAGATTAGCCAAGGTGGTCCGGTTGACCCAGAAGATGTGAAGAAGGCGGTCAATGGATTTGCCAAAGAAGCCGCCGAGAAGATGGCGGTAAGGATTGATGACCAACTGGCCGAGACGAAATATCGAAAAGTCTGCCGAGAGGTGCTCCACTCTGGGCACCTATACGGCACTGGGGTGCTCAAGGGTCCACTGGTCGAACGCAAGACAGATTTGTCCTACAAATGGGCGAACGGCAAATACACCCAGGTCGGCCGTACGTTCACGACCCCGTTTGTGACGCAGGTCCCCATCTGGCGATGGTATCCGGATATGTCAGTCACCGACCTGAAGGATGCCCGCTACACATGGGAGCACCACCGGCTAAGCCGTGCGACCCTATACGAGATGTCGAAACGGAAGAGTTTTGAGCAGACTGCTATCCTCAATCACATTGACGTCAACCCGGATGGTGATATTCGCCTCATGCGCTACGAGCAGGGCCTGATGGCAGTCGGAAACCAGCAGAGCCGGCTGACGAACCTCAAGACCGGGCAATACGATGTCTATGAGCGGTGGGGCTGGCTCAAGGCCGAGGAACTTGCTGCGGCAGGCGTAGATGTTCCAAATGACCGGATGCAGGAAACCTTTTTCAGTAACGTTTGGGTGCTACCAAACGGCGAAGTCGTCAAGGCAGTTCTATCCCCCATAAACGGGATGGATACCCCTTATCATCTGTACTACCTGGACAAAGACGAGACGAGCATCTTCGGTGACGGCTTCCCTTCAATCATGCGCGATGACCAGAGTCAGATAAACAGCGCGCGTCGCATGATCCTAGACAATGGGGCGATCTGTGCCGGGCCTCAGTTTGAGGCTTTCGTGCCGGCGTTTCCTAAGGGAACCGATTTCACCAGTATCCACCCACTGCGTGTGTGGCCTCGTAGCGGCGGTGATTTCCAGTACCCGGCCATCCGGCCGCTGAACTTCGACTCGCACATCGGCGAGTTGATGGAAATGGAGAGGCTGTTCGATACCAGCGCAGACGAAACGACCGCTATCCCAAAGTTTACGTATGGCGACAACCCGACAAACGGGGCGGCAGGGACTATGGGTGGCCTGTCAATGCTATTGGGTCAGGCCAATATCGCCTTGAAAGACCTAGTGGCGAACTGGGATGAAGTCACCAAGAGCTTCATTACCGCCATGTATCACTGGAACATGCAGTTCGGGCGTGATGATGCAATAAAGGGCGACTACGCCGTTGTGGCGACTGGCGCTGCCTCACTGGTTGCAAAAGAGGTGAGAGCCAACTTGCTGAATCAGTTTGGTGCCACCCTCCAGCCGGAAGAGCGCCAGTTTATTAAGTGGGATATTCTGGTGCGCGAGAAGGCCAAAGTGCAAGAACTAGATTCCTTGGCGAAGACCCAAGTTGAAGTTGACGAAGATGCCGCCACGCCTGGCGCAAAGATGCAGCAACAGATGATGCAAATGCAGCAGGAACTCGCAATGAAGACGATGGAAGCCAACCTCAACAAGCTACAAGCCACCATCGAGAACCTGAAGGCGTCTAGCGGGAAGATCGCCGCCGACACGGAGAAGGCAATTGCAGAGGCGGTAGACGCCAAGGTCAAGGCGGCCTACTCCGCGATGCAGGCGGCTGGCGTTA